CTTTTCTATCTTTTCTTGCTTGTACACGTATAGCCTGCAACTCGCCCCATGCACTAAACCCTCTGGTTGCAATTACGATCTGACGAAGCTCCTCCTCCGCGTCTCTGGCCCTCTGTAAATTCACAAAAGTCTCCATCGCGTTTTCATCGGTTCCAGAAAACAAGCTGTTTTTCTTTTTTTCGTGCGCAGCGCGTAATTCATCCACGCCGTCGAAAAACTCACCAATTTGCTTGGTGACATTGACCAGTTCCTTGCCCGCGGAGACAGCAGACTTTACCGCCGCAAGCGCCGTAAATGGATCAATCATACCTTCTCACCCACCTTAGCGTAAGGCGGACAACGAAAGTCATACGGAACCCGTACTATCCGCGGATAGTGATAATAAAAATACGAAACGTCTCTAGGACAGCGGTATACACACGCCTTATGAAGGTCGCCACCGTGCATCCCCACCAAAACCGCGGTGAGAGCGCACAACACTAGGCATTAGTGAAACGTGAGCCGCGTAACGCGGCCCCCATGCCTCGCTTCTTCCCTGTTGTTATTTTAGCTTTAGCGGTGTTTGGCGTGGCAATATCTTCCATCTGACAATAAGGAATCTTCCCTTGATCCTTAATATCAGCGTATTTCTGCGGTTTAGGTGCCGCGCCCGGTGTATTCGTCACAATCTTTACACTTGCCATTACTGACCCCTTTGCTTCATAACTTCACGCTGCATCGCACTGTCAATACGCGCCTGCGTCATAGCCTCTTGGCTCGCGAGCCGCTTATCAAACTGTTGCGCCCGCATCTGCTGGTTCTGCGCATCAAGCTGCAATTTTGCCTGATCCAACTGCGCATCCGCCTGCTCCGCTTGAGACTTGATCTGCAACTCCTGCTCCTTCAACTTTATCAAAGGATCCGGGCCCTGACCAGAGACTTGTGCGCTCATCTGCTTAACTTGCTGCATACCTTGCGCAACACCTTGCGCAATTAAACCCTGCAACTGCATCTCCTGTTGGTCCGCGGGCATCGGTCCAGCTTGCTGTAACTGCATCATCGCCTGCTCTTCCGCCTGCAACTTCACATGCTCCATAACATGCTTTTGTATCGACATCGCAACAGGCGGCATACTTGCCGTCATAGGACTAGACGCAAACACCAAGTGAGCCATAAGATGAGCCTGATGGTTCTGACCCTGAAACGCATTCAACTCAACCATGTCCATCGCGTTAATATTTTCAGAAGCAGGGTCCAAGGGCCGTGGCTCCTCGTCCGGAACCTTCTTCATTAAACGATCAACATCCGTAACACCAATCGCCTCATACATATCACGATACACCTCGTGCATATTATGCAACTCAGGGGCCGCTCCAGCCAACTGCATCTTAGTCTGAGCCAACGCTATCCGCTGCGCCTGACTAAACGTATTCGGATTACTAACAGGAACAATGTCCACACGATCATCAAAGTCAGACGCCATCACCGACTGATTACCGCCCTCAACAGTATACGGATACTCCTGCGGCAAGAACTCGCTCATCACTCGCGAAAGCAACTTAAACTCAATCCGCATCGCATAATGAAGCCGCTTATGTACAGCACTCATTACTCGCGAACCCTGCTCCAGCATAGCCAACGTCGTACCTACCGCAGCGTTCTGATTACCATCACCAACCTTCATGTCAGTAATAGTCGCAAACCTCTGACCCGCCTGAACCACAAAACCCAACAACTGGAACAAAGTCTGGTCCGGACCCTTAAATGGCAGCGGCATCAGGCTGTCACGAATAGCCCCTCCCGGCGCGTCCACATCTCTGAACTCACCCGGCTGCAACGGATCATCGTCGTCCCTGATCCGTAGTCCGCGGGCCTTGAAACCCGCTGGGAGATTGGACAACGTACCAGCGTCGATCAACTGTCGCAGCGCCGCCGTGGCAGTTCGTGACAAACCGCCAATCGTATGGATCAACCCCAACCCATAAAAACCAAAGCCCGGTAAAAACTTGTAATGTACAAAGTATTGTATCTTACGCTTTAACTCATCGTCCTCGCGATAATTACGCCGAATAGACAAAATCTGCCCATTATCCTGCGAAATCGTCACAATATAGGGAATCTTAATGCCCGTAGGCTCCCCCTCTTCATCCTCATCCTCAAACCCCTCAAGGTCCAAATCTGCGTGGAACTCCACCAAAGTACAGTCATAATCAATACTTCCGGGCTCAAAACCCGTAATACGATCCAACTCACCCTGCACCTCACTCGCATCAGTCTGTTGTGGTATAATCGGTATATCCCGATACACCCCAGCTATCTGTTGCTTGCGTAAATCATTCAAATTCATCCGAATAACATGCGCGATATTCGAACACGTATCCAAATCAGAGGTCTCATACGGCACAACCAATTGCTCCGCAGGAACAAACTTACTTACCGCACGGCCCATTACCTCATCGTAATAAACCTTCTTAAACGTACTCCCCGCCAAGGGTAAATAAAACAACATCTGATCCATGTCAGGCGTGTAATCATCCATCACATTCGTAATGTAATAATTCATAAACCCACGAACACGTGACGCCTGATCCTGCTTCTCACGAGTCTCATCACCCATAATAGCAGTCCGAACAGGACCAGAGGACGGCAATAACTCGTTAAACGCCTGCGCCTGAAACTGCGTCGCAGCCTCCGCCAATAACGGGTGAGTCACACCAGAGGCTCCACGAAACGGCTCCGTCCGCTCCTGATAGTTAAAGCCCAAAAGCTCTAACCCCTCAGTATACGCATCTTCCCATTCCTGACGACTGGCCTTGTTCGCGTCAAACTCCCCCATCAACTCAGATGCAATCGCACCCAACTCACGGTCATCCATAACCTCCGCCAAGTTCTCATCAAACCCAACATCCGCCATGTCCTCAGAAGGATCAAAGTCTACAAGAACACTACCGTCATCCTCCTCAACAATCTCAATCTCCTCACCGCTATCAAGCATCAAAGGAGTCTCTTGGGAATCCGGTATCTCTAACTCTAACTCAGCACTCAGATCCGCCTCGTCCAACTGAGACGGAACATTCGTGTCCATCAAACCGCCAATAGGTGCCCGCGCCATCCGACTCTCCTAGTAATACGCCCTAACCATAGCAGACTTTTCTACATCTTGCCAATCATCTGTTGGTAACTGAATAAAGTTCCCCTGACGATACCGCATTAACGCCTGCGTCATGCTATCCACTAAATCGTCATACTCCCCCTCCGGAAACGCCGCAACCTCCTCAATCAACTCCTCCGCCCAACTCTTGTCGGGGGCCCAAACCATACCAGCCTCAAACAACGGAGTCACAGCATAAACACGACTTACCTTGTCATTCCCCTTACTAGGCGTGAAATTCACAACAGGTATACCCGTCTGCCGCATCTCATGCGTCAATGGCAATCCACTCGCCTTCGCCTCAATAATCACCGTATCAGGATCCCAATACTCATACTCCTCAAACGCCAACGCCTTTAACTCAGGAAAATCATACCGACCCTTCTTCGCATCCAACAATATCAAATTAGGCGGACCACCCTCCTCCGGATAAAACACACCCCATGTCGTAATCGCACTAAAATCAGAACGCTCACGCTTCGTAAACGCAGTATCATAACTCTGTATCACATACTGCAATTGAGGAATGTTCTCACCCTCCCAAATACGCCACCACTCCCGCGGTATAATCGCATTCTCCTCACCAGTCGGTTTCTGCTGATACTGCGCATTCCACTTACTAGGCGGAATAGAAGCCTTAACCGCAGTTAAATCCTCCAAACTCCAGTACTCAGGCCAACACGGCTTACCATCATCAAATATCGCAGGTAACTCAACAACCTCCCACTGATCCGCCAAAGGATCCTTAGCCATAGCCCGCAATAACTGACCCGTCATATCCTTCTCAGACCAACGAGTCTGAACCAAAACTATACTACCACCCGGCTGTAAACGCTGACGAGGGCCCCCAGTATACCAATCCCAAGCATCATCAAAACCACTATTACTCATAGCCGTCTGCTCAGAATGAGGATCATCAATAATCACCAAATCACCACCACGACCAGCCAAGTTACTACCAACACCAACAGCATAATACATCCCGCCACGGCTCGTGTCCCACCGACCAGAAGCCTTACTATCCGCAGCTAACCGCACATCAGGAAAAATCTCCTTGTACTCATCCGTGTCCAAAAGGTTCTTCGTCTTTCGACCAAAACCAACAGCCAACTCAGTCGTGTGCGTCGCCTGAATAATCTTCATCCGAGGGTTCTGACCCATCATCCAAGCAGGAAACAAAAAAGACGCAAACTCACTCTTCGTGTGCCGCGGAGCCATGTTAATAATCAAGCGCTTTAGATCGCCGCTCGCGACCCGCTGAAGCTTCTCCGCGATAATCCTATGGTGCCTACCAGATATAAACTCTGGCCACATAGCATGTACAAAATGTAGAAAACTATTTTGCGCTAACTCGTTCTTCTCCAATTGCGCTAAACGCAACTGCAACTTTAACACTTTATCTTCGACTGAACCTACAGTTGCATTCATCGGGGGCCCCTATGCGATTTTATGTAACTTAACGCAAACCAAATGTATTTTCTACATGATTATTTGTCAAAAACATGGCCCATGCACCCGTGGCGCAAACCCCTGTGCGCGGCCAAAAATCCGCGGAATCTGGCGCGAAAACTGCGCAATTTGACCCGATAAGCAGGGGCCCCTGCCAATAAAAAAGAGCCGCGAACCGTGCCAGCCGGTGCAACCGTCGCGCAGCCGCGCCACGCAATCGGCGGATCCGGTGCCGCCACCCACGCGCCACGCGCCACGGTCATACGTTTAAGAACGAAAGAGGGCGGGCGGCGGGCGCAAGTTTTAAAGACAAATAAAAAAGGCCCGCCAGAACGAACTGGCGAGCCAATGAGCGCAACCAAGGCGCTTTTTATGTGTGCGCGTAGCCGTCCGGTTCAATACCAATCACAAGATCGTTAGCCTTAATAATTAGACTGTCTGGCCAACCAATCTCGGGCCGCGCCGTTTCCAGATATAAATGCAGGGGCATCTTGATATCATGGTTTGCGTGAATGCGCTTGATTGCGTCGCGTTGCTGTTCAGTCATCATTTACACCATGATTTTAACTTCGGCATATTTCACGATATCCTGAACGACGTCGCGGATTTCATCTTGATAGCTATCAAAATCAAGCTCACGTTCTGGCAAGGCGTCCGCGATATCATCTGTATAATCCGAAATGTCAAAATGCGTTTCCAAAAAATCGGGGGCCTTTTCATCTAACCAAGAGTCGAGCGGTTCCGAAATAAGATTAAACAAATAAACCCCCAATTTCGCTTTGTCTTCCTGCAACATGTTAAGAGCCTGCGTCAAACGTTCGTTGTCTTCCTTTAGCTGCGCGACGGTTTGTTCTGCCACGTTGACGGCGCTTGTCCAAGCGGGGGCGTTTGCGTTTTCAGTATTCATTTTATTACCTCATAAAAAAGGGCGGGATTGCCCGCCCTCATATAAACGCATATTTGCGCATATGTAAATATTAAATGCCAAGTGACAACCGTTGCCACTTGGCAACCGTTTTATGCGGCAATGCGTTGCCAGTCGCGGGTTGATAAATTCAAAAGCTTGCCGCCGCGCTGTTGCCACGTGTCAACGTCGTCCGGATCACATTTGTTAGCAACCGCCGTTACAGCATTGACTAGCGTTGCGCGGGTCAATGGCTTGCCCTGCTCATAACCGCTTTGGCCAATGGTGGCCATCAAACCATTTAAAACGTCAGTATTTTCTTTTTTAGTCAGTTTTAAAACTGATCCGACGCGCACCGGTATTTCGGAAAATTCGCCCTCAATAATGTCACCATGCGCGGCGTTCATTTGATCAAGCACCTTATCGAACGTGTCGCGGCTCGCATATGCGCCCGTTAAATCGCGCAATTTTAAAGCAAGTGCTAAATTGTCCGCGTCTTTAGCCTCATTAGATAATAGACCATAATCTGAGCTATCACGCGCGCTTGTAATATGGCTAGAGCGGTTGCGGTTTTCGGTTTGCATCCCGTTAAGGCAAGCAAGTGTCCAAATGGTTTGATAAACCGTTACAGCGCCCGCGCCAACTTCACTATTTGACAAGCCGATGCCATTGGCCATTTTATCCCCAACGGCGGCTTGCCCTAATTGCACTAAACTTTTTAAACGCAAATTTAAGCGCTTGTCAGTAACGTTAGCGTTTACAACTTGCCATTGCGCATCACTTTCAATCAGTTGGGGCAATGCGGCTTCCAGCAAATTTTTATTGTCAAAAGTTTTAAACTTATCAGAAACAAAAGCACGTGCTTGCCCGCGTGTCTCTTCCACTTCCAAATATGTCCGAACCATACGGTTCAACGGTTCTTTTTGCCAACGCGCGTTGATCAAAGCGTCATACTCCTGCGGGTAACTGGCTTGCAAGCGCCGTGCTGTTCTAGCGTCAATTTCAGCCGCCGCCGCTATTTGGCCGTGCGCGTGATCATTAACGTTTAAAATGCGGGT